CGTAATGGTTGCAACTGCATTTGTAACTAATTGCTTTTCCTTTTTAGTTGCCTTTGCTAGAACTGTTGCAGATTTTACACTAGGTGCTACAACTAACCAATATTCAATAGGAATTTATAAAAAGTTATAATATGATACCAATTAAATTTAAGGAGTTTGCTTCTAATCCTGTCGTGGGTACTTTGTTTGTGGTTTTAGTAGCCATTGGCTATTTGTACGTTGATGTTCGTAGCACATTCCAAGGTCAGGCTAAAAATCAAGATGTAAAGATTGAGAAACTAGAAACTAGGCTGGATGTTGTTACAAATGCTTTACGCAAATGTGATTCAAGTTTAGCAGCAGCAAGTACTAAACTTTCTACTTTGGAGCAATTAGGTAAAATTCAAAAGATAAACTAATGAAATATTTATTTATTTTATTCTTATTTGGTTGTGGGGTACAGGCTCAAAAGATTGACAAGGATATTGAGTTTGAGGAATTAATGAAGCAAGTAAATGCAACTAATGTAAAATCTGCAACAGTTCTAGCAAAGGCAACTAAAAAGGAAAAGCAATTAGTTACAAATGCAGTTGCAACCATTACCCAAATGAAAAGCGAAATTAGTGAACTAAAAAGTGAGATAAGTCAATTTAAAGTTGATACAATCTACATTCACGATACAGTTCTAATTAAAGAAAAAAAGAACTTTTGGGGTAAGGTTAAAACCGATACAACTAATTAAGATGAAGCAATTTTTTACCGAAGATAACGGAAGGTTATCTATGAAGCGTTTATGTGGGTTATTATGTGTTGTAGCGTTATGCGTTACAATGTATCACAATTCATTTAGTGAGTTAAGTAAAGCACCTAGCGAGGCTTTGGTATATGCAGTTTCAAGTTTGGCTTTTGGATGTTTAGGATTAACAACGGCAGAGAAAATATTTAAAAAGAAAGATAATGATTAGCAAGAAAAGCCTAGAAATGATAATCCAACACGAGATTGGAGGCAGAGCATATTATGATAAAAAGCTACAAGGTCCAATATGGGCAGGTGGCGATAGCGGAGTTACGATAGGCTTCGGTGCGGATTTAGGATACACTACCGAAAAACAATTTATGCTGGATTGGTCAGGTGTAATCAATTTAAATTATATAAACGCATTACGACCAACAATAGGTATAAAAGGACCACAAGCAAAGGCAATGCTTAAAGGCGAAATTTTAAATGTTAGGATTCCATACAATACGGCATACGAAGTTTTCGTTAAGAGTTCACTACCTAGATACTACGCAATGACAAAGAAGATTTATCCAAATATGGACTTACTAAACGATGACACAAAAGGAGCATTGGTTTCAGTAGTTTATAACAGGGGTAATAAGCTAGAAGGAGATTCAAGGGCAGAAATGAGGGCAATAGTTGATTTGATTGCTAAACAGGATTATGAAGGTATTGCAGAGCAGATTGAAAAGAGTAAAAGATTATGGGAAGGGAAGGGATTAGATGGGTTGGTTACAAGAAGGGAAAGTGAGGCGGACTTGGTGAGAGATTCTATGGCATAAACAAACACAAACAATATGGGTGGAAGCAACCGAACAATGAGTGGTCAAATTATAAATGACTACTTGGGGAAGTATCCTTCGTGGATGCCATCGCATACCCTTGCAAGTTTAATATATAAGGAAAACTCAAATCACTTTGACGATAAGGAACAAATCCGAACCCTAATAAGATATTACAGGGGTAAGCTAGGAAATGTAAAATCAAGCAATAAAGACTTCCACGATGAATTTAAAAGGACTTGTCAAAACTTTGTACAACCGCCATCTTGGGTAGAGGAAAAGGTAGT